CTGTGCCGCCGCTACCGGCTCACCCGCCAACGCATCCACCAGATCCTGGCTGAAGACGAGCCGGCGGCCGGCGTCAAGCGCCTTGCCTTACCGGCTTGACAGGCCGGGCCCTATCGTCAGCCGCAACCGCGCCCTGCCCGGGCGCCTTAACGCATGGCCGACACCCCCACCATTGAGCCCAGCAGCGTCAACTCCGGCGACACCTGGCGCTGGACGCGCAGCCTGGTTGACTACCCCGCCAGCGCCGGCTGGGCCCTGAGCTACACGCTCATCAATGCCAGCGCCAAGATAACCGTCAACGCCTCGGCCTCGGGTGACAACCACGCCGTCACCGTGGCCGCCGCCACCACCGCGGGCTACGCCGCCGGCACCTACGACTGGCGCGCCCGCGTCAGCAAGGCCGGCGAGGTCTACACCGTGGGCGAGGGGCGCCTCACGGTGCGCAACGCCTTCAGCGCCGCCACCTTCGACGCCCGCACCCACGCCCGCAAGACGCTGGACGCCATCGAGGCCGTCATCGAGGGCCGGGCCAGCAGCAGCACGGCGGAATACACCATTGCAGGGCGCAGCCTGAAGCACATCCCCGTGGCCGACCTGCTGGCCCTGCGCGACAAGTACCGCGCGGAGGTGCTGCACGAAGACGCCGCCGCCGCCGTGGCCGCCGGCCTGCCTGACCGGCGCCGCGTCTTCGTGAGGTTTGGATGAACATCATCACCAGCACCCGCCAGTGGCTGGCCGAGCGCATTGCGCCGGTAGCCCAGCGCGCACCGCAGCGCCGCCGCTTTGACGCCGCCCGCCTGGACCGCCTGACCTCTGACTGGCAGGCCACCACCGTCAGCATCAACCAGGAGCTGCGCGGCGACCTCGACCGCCTGCGCGCCCGCTGCCGGCAGCTCATCAATAACAACGACTACGCGCGCAAGTTCCGCCTGATGACGCAGTCCAACATCGTGGGTCCGGGCGGCATCCGCCTGCAAGCCCGCGTGTCAGACGGCCCCGACCGGCCCGACCGCCTGGCCAACCAGGCCATTGAGGCCGCCTGGGCTGAGTGGAGCGCGCAGTGCGACGTCACCGGCCGCCAAAGCCTGCGTGATCTGTGCGACACGCTGGTGGGCCAGCTGCCCAGCGACGGCGAGTTTTTGGTGCGCATCGTGCGCGGCCCGCAGGCTGGCAACCGCTTTGGCTTCGCCCTGCAGGCCATCGACGTGGACCGCATCGACACCACCTACACCGTGGCACGCGCCGGCCAGCAGAACGCGGTGGTCATGGGCGTGGAGATCGACGAGTTCCACCGCCCGCAGGCCGTGTGGATCTTTGAGGCCCACCCCAACGACGGCGCCGCCAGCAGCCGCCAGCGCATCCGCCTGCCCATTGGCGAGGTGCTGCACGTGCTGCGCGTGGAGCGCCCCGAGCAAGCCCGCGGCGTGCCTTGGATGGCGCCTGGCGTGCTCAGCCTGCACCACCTGGGAAAGTTCAGCCTGGCCACGCTGCTGGCCGCCGAGAACGGCGCCAACCACTTCGGCTTTTTCCAGACGCCCGATGGCCAAAGTCCCATCGGCGCGGTGGACGGCGAGGGCGAGTCCATCACCGTCAGCCAGCCGGGCACCTACGACGTGCTGCCGCCTGGCGTCACGTTCCAGGCGCATGAGAGCCGCTACCCCGACCAGGTGGTCGGCCCCTTCGTCAAACACCACCTGCAGCGCATCGCCAGTGGCTGGGGCATCGCCTATCACTCCCTGGCCAACGACCTCGAGGGCGTCAACTTCTCCAGCATCCGCAGCGGCACGCTGGAAGAGCGCGACCGCTGGGCCGCAGACCAGGAGTGGTTCATCGCCACCTTCATGGAGCCCGTCTTCCAGGCCTGGCTGCAGTGGAGCCTGATGAAGGGCCTGATCTTCATGCCCAACGGCAGCGCGCTGCCCGCGGCCAAGGCCGACAAGTTCCGCGTGCACCAATGGCAAGCCCGCCGCTGGGACTGGGTGGACCCCAAGGCCGACACCGAAGCCAACATCCTCAAGGTCAAGGCCGGCCTGATGAGCCCGCAAGACCTGAGCGCGGCCATGGGCTACGACTTCGACGACACCCTGGCCGCCATCAAGGCAGCGCAAGACCTGGCCGCCGAGTACGGCGTGCGCTTGACAGCCTATGACGCCACGCCTGGTGCAGGCGCGCCTGCCGCTGTCACCCCTGCAGCGCCGGCCGACGCCGCCGCAGCCAAGGCGGCCGAGGCGCAGACCCCCGTGGCCGCCGTCATCGACGCGATGGCCAGGGCCATGCAGGCCGCCCAGCCGCGCGAGCCTCAGCGCATTGACCTGCGCCTGGAGCAGCCCGCCAGCCAGGTCACCGTGCACGCCCCGATCACCATCCGCCAGGCCGACGTGCAGCTCGAGGCGCACATCGAAACGCCCGAGCCGCAGGTGCACATCGAGGCCGTCATGCCCGAGTCCCGGGCCGAGGCCCCCGCCGTCACCGTCATCAACCAGGTCGAGCCCGCCGCCGTCACCGTGGTGGACAACCACCCCACGCGCAGCGTGCAGACCGTGGAGCGTGACGCCAACGACGAGATCACCCGCACCGTCACCACCTACGAGCGCTGAGGCCGCCCATGAGCATCCGCGAACAAGTCACGAACGCCAGCATTGACGCCACCATTGCCAGCGCCGCCAGCAAAACCACGTACACGGGCGCCAGCGTCACGCTGGGCGGCTGGCTGGTCAGCTCGCAGGCCGCGGTGCTGTTCGGCATCGTGCTCGGCGTGGCCGGCTTTGCGGTGAATTTGTATTTCCGCTCCCGCGCAGATGCGCGCGAAGAAGCCGAGCACCGGGCCCGCATGCGGGCGCTGCAAGAAACCACCTGAAAGGCCTGAACCATGTCCATGACCAACGCCGCCGAAGCGGCACTCCTCGACCTTCTGTTCCTGAACGTCGATTGGGCGAACATCGGGGACGCCGCTGGCCTGCAGAACTCGGCTACGGCAGGCTCGTTTTACATCTCGCTGCACAGCGCAGACCCCGGCGAGGCGGGCAACCAGAGCACCAACGAGATCAGCTACACCGGCTACGCCCGCGTGGCCGTGAACCGCACCGCAGGCGGCTGGACGCGAACGGTCAGCACCATCGCCAACACCGCGCTGGTGCAGTTCGGTCAGTGTACGGCGGGCACCGCCACGGCCACGCACTTCGGCATCGGCACGGACTCTACTGGTGCTGGAAACCTGCTGCTGAAGGGTGCGCTGAACGCCAGCCTGTCGATCAGCAACGGCATCCAGCCGCAGTTTGCGGCCGGCGCGATGACCGCCACCGTGGACTGATGTGAGCCTGCGATACTTTTGCGCCCACTGTCTGCTAGGCCTTGAGCTTGTGGACAACGAGGTGCAACAGTGCCCGGAGCACCCAGATGGCGCGGTGGATTGGCATGTAGAGGTGACACCCGATGTCGCTGAATAGCGTTCGCGTGCTGGGCGATGCTGCGGATGGCAGCAACACCTGGCAGTCATTCTTCTACAAGACCACAGGCCCCAACGTCGGCGGGCGCTGGGTGGACACCTCGGTGGGGTCGGGCATCCCGGTCTACCAGGCTTACGTCGGCTCACAGTTCCAGGCCACACCTGTCTACTGCGAGGGCAATCGGGGCATCTACGCCGGGCCGACGCCGCCAGTCGGGCTGACCAAGTACCTGCACGCCATGTCGATTGGCACAGCGGGCGCTGGGGTTCCGGCGCACTTCATGCTGTGCGACTACCTCATGTTCTACCCGCTGGTTGACGGCGACGATGCCGACCCGCAGGCGATGGACAACGCGCTCACGCTGCCCAGATACATAGACGGCCATGGCGTGAGGCTGATGTGTGTGATTGCAACGCCGACTGCAAACTCGGTGCAGTGCACGGTCAACTACACCAACAGCAATGGTGTGGCGGGTCGCATAGTGACCTTCGGGGTCACTGCATCGGGCAACATTGGCCTGATCGGCAACACAGGCAGCGACAGCATCGTAAGCACGGCGGTGAGCCCGTTCGCGCCCATGGCCGATGGCGACAAGGGCATCCGGTCGATTGAAAGCGTCACCTTCTTGGGTGGTGCGGGTGGGTTTGTGAACTTCGTGCTGGTCAAGCCGCTGGCGCAGATTCAGATCTTCGAGGCCAACACACAAGCCGAAAAGACGTTCTTCAATCAGAACGCCAACGTGCCTGAGATCAAAGAAGGCGCGTATCTGAACATGATCGCGCTGTTGAACACAACCAACTACACCCCCCTGCGCGGGTGGGTGCAATTTGTCTGGGGATAAAGCATGCCTTTCTCATCGATGGATGATCTGATCAACGAGATGACCAGCGGCAAGTTCAGCCGTGCCGACTGGAACAAGCTGACAGGCGCTGCTGCCTACACCGCAGGCCGGTGGTTTGACATGAGCAACCTGAACGGCACTCCCGTGGCAAACGCCTGGGCGGGCACTGCGCTGGCGTGGCGCACTTGCGATGAGGCCACGGGCAACGGCACGCAGATCTTCGGCATCCCGCACGGTGGCAACGTCAGCCCGGACACCAAGCACATCCTGAACGTCTCGGCAGTGACGGCGGTGGCCACGGGCGTGCCTGCACAACTGATGCTGGTGGACCTGCAAGGCTACTGGCCCGGCATCAGCAACAACAGTGCGGTGGCTCAGACCCTCACCGGCACGCCCAGCTTGCGCTACACCAACGGCGCGGGGTGCCGCCTGTTCTGGGTGCAGACCGCCACAGCGGGTGCCACGGCCCAGAACATCGCTGTTTCCTACAGCAACACTGTGCCCACCTCGGGCAGGACGCTGCCGGTCACGGTCGCCATGACTGCCTCGGCGATTGCAGGCCACATCAGCCACTCCGGCACGGCGGCCAACAACTATGGGCCGTTCCTGCCCCTGGCGTCCGGCGACACAGGCGTGTCCAACGTGGCCTCGGTCACCATGTCCGCTGCAAACACCGGCACCGGGGCGCTGTGCCTTGCGCGGCCTTTGCTGACCTTGCCGATCACGACAGCCTCGGTGGCGGGCGAGCGCGACCTGTTGAACCAGATCCCGAGCCTGCCCCAGGTCAAAGACGGTGCCTGCCTCACGTGGCTCTACTTCGCGGGCGCGGCCACGGCGGCGGCCACCAACTTCTACGGCTCGCTGGAGATGGCGTGGGGCTGAAGCAGAACACCACATTGCTGGCTCAGATGCCGCTGCGCCACCTCGGTGGCGCGGTGGGCACGCTGCGCCCGATGTGGGGCCGCACGGATCTGCGCAACCAGTCCGTAGGCCAGGGCATCCCGTCCAAGCTGGCGGGCATCCCCAGCGGGCACCTCGCGCCATCGTCGTGGGTGCTACCGTACAAGCCGGGGGCGAT